GGAAAGTCATTTTGGATACCTTGTAAAAATATTGCAGAAAACGACGAGGATTTCATATTTGATTCAAAAGAATACTTGACAATTAAGAGAAAGTATGATATTATAGCAATCATACACAGTCATCCAGATGCGCCATGTCAACCTTCAGCAAGTGATATCAATAATTGCAATGCTCTTGGAATACCGTATTATATATTTAGCTACCCAAATATGGATTTATATGAGCTACTTCCTGGAAAGGTGTTTAATCCTTTAGTTGGAAGACGATACGAGTTTGGAGTTTCTGATTGCTTTGAGGCAGCTCGCGATTGGTATAAAGAGGCTGGAATTGAATTACCAAAGAGGGAGCCTTTCGAAGATGATTGGTGGTTAAAAGGCCTCGATTATTTTACTGAGGATTATATTAATTCTTGGGGATTTACTCAAGTAACGGAACCTCAAAGAGGAGATCTACTTATTTTCTCTGTAGAGTCATCCGTAGGAAATCATTGTGGGGTTTATTTAGAAAATGATATATTCTTTCATCATGCACAAAAACGTTTATCGTGCAGAGAAAATCTTTATCCCTTTTGGATAAAACATTTAACGAGTATTTATAGATATGAAGCGTAAACTATATTTAGAGGGAGAGATGGCCGAAAAGTTTGGAAGCGAGCTTACTGTTAATGTTGACAATGTTCGTGATTCACTGCGTCTTCTTGAAGCAAATTTTCCTGAATTTCGTTCTTATTTAATTTCATGCGCGGAAAAAAATATTGGTTTTACTATTGACGTTGCAGATAAAAATATTGATAATGAGGAAGACTTAATTCTTCCTTTACGAGAAGGTGATATTACAATCACCCCTGTACCTGCAGGATCAAAAAGCGGCGGCGCAAAAATACTTGCAGCAGTTGTTTTAATTGCAATATCATTCGCAATTGGCGGTGGACCTTTTGCTGCTTTTGCAGAAGGAGCCACCTGGGTAGAATATGTAGCTTTTGCTACCTTTCAAATGGGTGTTAGCCTGGCAATGACAGGCTTACAACAAATAATGGCACCAGATCCTTCTGTAGACGAACAGTCGCCGCAATCTTATCTTTTTAATGGTTCCCAGCAAAATGTAATTGAAGGAGATCCTGTACCTATTTTATATGGAGAACTTCGTGTTCCTGGGCGGCCGATTTCTTTTGGTATTGTGAATAATTCAAGAACCTATACAAGTTCAATAAGTTCTGGTGGTGGAGTAAACGAAGGAAACGCTGTTCCGAATTATTCCGGAAGTCCCTCTGACGTAGAGAATGCGAGTTCTTACGAGCAAGATATTGCTTCTTACTTAAATCTTACAGATCAATCTAATAATATTAAACTTATTCCCGCAATCGGAACAACTATAGAGAATTAATAATGGCAAAGTCAGTTACTGCTCGTGATAAGGAAATAGCAAGTTCAAATACGACCTTAAGTCAATCTACTGGTGGAGTAAGAGAACAAGTTATTTCTGTAACGGATCTTATTTCAGAAGGGCCTATCTACGGTCTTGTTGATTCAGAGGCTTCCATATTTCTTGACGATGATAGAGTAGTGGAGGTTTCGGCAGCCTCTTCACCATCGTCAAAATCTGTGGGACGTACAATTTCTGTAACAAACGGCTCTACGTCAGCTACTCTTTCTTCTGTATTTTATAATGGATTAAATGCAAGTACTCGAAGACTGTTTAACGTTCCAAAAGCCGCAGAATCTACAGTAACACTAGTAGTCGGAGATTTAGATACTAATTTCGGTATTAGCGGAATAGAGATAACTTCAGCCTCTAGTTTCTTTGACGACTCTTGGATGAATACAAGTGCAGTCCCAGGACAGACGTCTCTTGTTGTTTATACAAATGGAAAAGAAACAAATCGGTTATTTGGCACCCTAAATACAATTTCAAGTACTACCTCAGCAGTATTTTTACCGAATAATGCAAATAATGTTATTACAAAAAACTTTATTACAGAAGCGTCCGGAAAAACTGTAAAAATAGAAATTGGAAGAGTATTAGGCGGAGCAATTACTACAGGCACTCAAAATGTTACTCTCGATGATTCCTGGAGTCTTGCGACTGGCACATATGATGTTAATATAACATCTTTTATTGCAAGAAACGACCCTCTTGATATTACTTCATTCGGAAATAATTTTGGTAGATTTACTGGAATTACTGCTCAGTTTCGTGTTGGAGATGCTTTTCAGGATCCAATGACAGATTTTATTGGAGTCTCTAATACACAAATACCAAGTTCTGGATTTTCCGCCGCACCTCTTGAATATATTGATAGCTATTCTGAAAGTACAGGTACTGCTGCGACTCCTCCCTCCATTCGTGGTACTTCTGCGGCTGGTTTTGGGCTTACTCCTCAACAAGCAAAAGAGGCTGATGAAGTACGTTTAAACTTTACTTACGGATCTCTTCAGGTATCTAAAAGCACAAGCGGTACAACAGGGCAAGGGGTTGCAATTTATAAAATTGAACTTACGATTGAAAGAGGCTCAGAAAGCAGTACAGTTGTAATTGCACCTCGCCGCCTTCATGCAATGGAGAGTACAACTTCTGTTTCTTTTGAGGAAGTAATTAACCTTGAGCCATTTAAACCATTTACAGACTTTGTTGTAACTGTTACCCGTCTTACACGACATGATGGTCGTGGAATTAATTCTGACGGTACAAATAAGAAGTCAGAATGGAAAATGCAAGCATCTTCTAGTATTGCTTCTGTAAATACAATTATTAAGGAAAACCTCACATATCCTTACTCTGCATATGCTAATGTAACTTTTAATTCAAAAGAGTTTAATAGTATGCCTACTCGTACTTATCATGCTCGCGGGCTTAAAGTACTTATTCCTTCAAACTATATCACTCGCGAGGAATCTTTAGCAGCAGGTAATGGTATTACTGTATCTGAATTATATGACGGACTGTGGGATGGCTCGTTTCGAGAAGATAAAGCATATACAAATAATCCTGCTTGGATATTTTATGATATCATTACAAATAATCGTTACGGCTTAGGAGATTGGATTCGTACGGAAGATATTGATAAGTTTACTCTTTATCGAGTTGCCAGGTATTGCGATGAGCTTGTAACAGACGGTCGTGGTGGTTTAGAACCACGGTTTACTTCAAATATTTATCTTACAAAAGCGGCAGATGCTTATAAAGTTTTAAAGGATATGGCAAGTGCTTTTGTAGGAATGATCTATTGGATTCGTACGGAAGATATTGATAAGTTTACTCTTTATCGAGTTGCCAGGTATTGCGATGAGCTTGTAACAGACGGTCGT